CCGGTGAAGTTGCGGTTGTCGGCCAGGTTGGTCGCGTAGTCCTCACCCTGCGACTGGATGATCGCGAAGTAGGGCAGTTCGAACAGTTTGTATGAGGTGATGTCGGCCAAGCCGGTCGGCACCGGTTCCCATACGGGCGGCACCGAACTCACATAGGACGCCGAGGGCAAACCGAACTGGTCCTCCACGGCGTTGATCATAATCTTGCCACTGCGCAGGTCGCCGTATTCAACGTCGAGCACGCGCATGACGAGCTGCGTGATGCCGAGCTTCGGCCATGAGAAGCGGAACACGTCACCCGGTCGCAGGTTCCAAGCGGTGAGGTTCACTTCCAGCGACACTTTTGCCAGCGGTGTACTAAGCGTCATTAGGTCACGCTGAGCCACGCGAGCGGCGAGGTCTCCGTTGCGGATACCGGGGTATTCCATCACCCGACGCACAACGCGACCGACAGAACGAATCGCGGCGAGGTTCTGCACCGTGATTTTCGCGTCCTTGCCCTGATCTGGATCGCGATACTGGATCATCACCTCGTTGGTCAGGTCGGTCGGCGCAGCGCGCTGGAACGAGCGCATGGCGATGATGTTGCTCGGGTCCAGAATCATCGTGGCGCCGAGGGTATAGTCGTTGCGTATCAGCTTCAGCGTGTATTTGCCCGTGTCCGGGGCGGGATAGATCGTGGCGCCGATGTGCGAAACGATCATGTTGACGAATTCTTCCGCAGTACCCTCGGTGGTCCACGCCAGCGATAGGCCGAAAGTCTCGGCGTACAGGGCGGCAGCCGCCGTAGTGAACGAGGTGGTGTCCACGTCACCGGTGTCGAAGCCCAAACCCCAGGTCTTGTTGGTCAACACGTCGTAGATGATGTGGGCTGGATTGGCGTTGTAGCGACCGTCGATGATGATGGTCGCGTTGGTTGCCCCGAGGGATGTCGGCACGCGGCGCACCGTGACCGACATTTCCTTCATGTACGGGTTCATGGCCGCGAAGGTGAACTGTTTGAACACCAGCGAGACCACGCCGCGGTAGGCGGGCACAGGGATACCGCCGTCGTCGATCACCGTCTGGTTGTAGAGACCACCGATAACTTGCGCCAGCCAGCCGTAAAAACCACCGGTATCGGAATACTCGTAATTAGGGATGATCGTGCGGTTCGCGTGATAAACGAGGTAGGGGTTCGGCGTCTGCGACGGACCACCGAACATGAAATCGACATTGCCCTGCCAACCACCTTCGCGCTTCTCGCCGCCGAGCAGTTTGAGATTGTCGATATAGACTTCGGTGTTGGCACTGACGTTACCTTGCCACGCCACGCGGTCTGCGTATTTGATCCGCACGATCGCGTCTGCGCCGCCCTGACAGAGAACCGACTGCCAGCCGAGCTTGTACCAGTAGCCGACCGTAACCTTCTTGCTACTACCCACGCGGCGTCGCCTCTCGTTGTTTTGCTTGCGCGATTACGTTCGCGGCGAGAATGTCATCTTTCGGGAAGATGTCTTCATGCAGCCCATCACGTACGAATTCTGCAAAGTCCATATCGTGCTTGGTGAAGAACCGACGAACGCCCGCGGTGCAATACTTCAGCGCGCGGCAGTCCTCGATTCGAACGATCGTCATTTCTTGCCACCCTTGGACTTGATGGCCTTCGTGTCAGGGTCACCCCAGAACACCACATTGGATTGTTTGATATCGACCTCGCCGAACACGACCGGGATGGGGTCGCTCGCGCTGGCAGATGGAACTTCACCTTCCTGTACGGCGGCGTTCTGAATCTTAGGCTTCGGTGCCAGCGCGTAGCTGATTAGCATCAGCACAAGGTAGACAAAGAACTGCACAAATCACCTCAAAATATCGTCGCGCCTGCAAACGGGTTGGTGGTCGGGATGAAAGGAAACCCGCCGTGATTGTCGATGTTGTTGAACTTGGCGAAACAGGTCTGCGGCGAATGATCACAACCGGGATACAACCGCAAAGTGCTACCGATGAACAACCCGATCGTCGAGTTCTGCACAGTGACAGTGGCGCCGGACGAGGCTGTGATCATGCGGGTGTCTTGCCGACCGGTCTCGTTCTCCCATAGCAGGTAGCCACCGGCGAAGTAGTCGGTCGCGTAGGTAGTGGGTAGCGTCAGGGTCATCACCAGCCCGGTTAGCGAGACCACGGTGCCGATGACCTCGAAATCGTTGCGCGCAACACCGCAGCCGATACCGTATAAGTCATGGGGGCACGCATACTGGAACGATCGGCGCAGACCCGGCTGCTTCAGCGATGAGTTCACCGACGAGCAGATCAGCACTGCGCTGGCGCCTTCCCATGCGCAGGCCATCACGCGACCGCGCCAGCGGATGATGTAGTCGGGGTCGTTGCGGTGTTTTTTATAGATGCGGACCTGCATCGGCTCGGACGGCGGCGCGGCGAGGAACTGTTCCGCCACCGGCACGTTGCCGCGCATGGTAATACGAACCTCACCCTTCTCTACGACTTGCGTGACTTTGATCGAGCTGCGCGACAGGTCCGATACGGGTTGGAACTCGGCCCCGTTGAAGGTTGTGATGCGGTCATCCGTCGTGTAGCGCCAGGTCTGGCCGAGCACGCCGAATTCGTACAGCTCGATCGGAGAGCCGCCGAACACGGACGTTTCAAGCAGGTTGAAGCTCATTCTTTCACCAATTGCCAGTTGAGCGTCGAGGTGGCCACGGTCGTCGTCTCCCAATCAATCGTCACAACGTCGCTGGCGAGGCGGAACAGGTTCATGTGACAGATGCGCTTGACCTGCGCGACGGTGAACGTCTGCCCGATCGCTGCCGACAGCACCAGGTTCACCGTACCGTCGAGGTTGTCGACTGTGCTGTTGATCCTGGCGAGAACCGGTGTGTCCGAGCCCCGTAAGAAGATGGCGATATCTCGACGAGCGTCGTGCGCTTCGACAAAGGCACGATATCCGTTGTCCTCGACAGTGATGACGCTCGCGGTAGCATCGACGTTCTGCGTCAGGATGAAGTCATCGTTCCAGCTCGGAATCCAGCAGGGACTCAAGCGACCCGCGCGGCGACCGATGAATTTGCGGAAGTCAGCGATCTCGGTGCGGTTGCGCAGGTCAACGCGCATCTGGCGAATGATGGCCGGCCAGTCGGAAGTCTGGTCAAACTCAAGTAGGCCGGACGTGCCGTTGCCGAACGTCTCATAGGCGTCGCTATAGGTGAACGTCGGTCTTGTTGCCCAGTTGGCGCGGCGCAGGTAGACCTCGTAGGTGCGATAGGTGCTGGTCGCGGAAGCCGTCGGTGTATTCGCCATGGCGTCGCCCACAGCGAATCGCCATTGGAACGACGCGGTGACGTGGTGATCGGTCTCGCGCAAGATCGGCTGGTTGGCGCTCATCTGCCCCACACCGGCGGGGTATATGCTCGTACCGACACCCCAGTTCATCGTGAGCGGTCTTCGCAGGTTGATCTGCATCGAGGTCAGCGTGTCGATCTCAGCCGCCTCGTAGGTGTTCTCGTCGGTCGAAATAAGAATCGGCTGGCCGGCGTAGAATCCGAGATTGGTTGTGTTCACCGACAGCGCGCTGGTGTTGACCGCGGCGGGGGCGAGCAGGGGTGCGCGCTCACTGACGATCGGGACGGCAAAGCTGCGCGACTGCCAACCGAACATGATGTTTTCGAGCTTTGCCGAAGCCCGCCGGTTCGTCAGCGCCACGGAGAATTCCATATCCTTGCGCGCGGCATCGCGCCAGCGGGCGCGCTGTTCGTCACCTGAATATGCGCGCTCGACGATCGTCAACCACTCCAGGTTCTCGCGAACAGGCTCACCCCAAGTGGGTGCGAATGGGAACACGACCACGCGCGTGCCGACAACGCCGATGGAGTAGGTCGCGTCGTCAATCACCCATTGGAATGACGCATCGATGGTCGAAGGGCCGTCCGTTATCGCCGTGACGGTGTACGTGACTTCCTGCAACGCGCCGATGTTCGACGGTATCGCGATGGGGGTGTCGATCGATACACCCTCGTTGTTGGTCGCATTGACGGCTTGCAGCAACTTGGGTTCGAGGAAGCCATTCCACAAATAAACAACGGTCGCCTTGTCGGTGATCAAGTTGCCGAGGTCGATGATCGCGGGTTCGATCTGAATGCGGTTGTAGAAGATTCCGCCGAAGCCCGCGCTGAAACCGCCATGGGCAGTGTGAGTGGATGGGTTCTCGGTGACGGGTTGTGTGTTGGTGAGCGTGCCAAACGAACCCGCCGAGGCAGTCCAACCATCGCCGAGATTGAGCGGCATGGGGTCTACCAACCACGACGCCCGAGTGGCACCGTAATCGTGCGCGAATGGTTCCGACAGATTGCCGACGTAGGCGACCACTTAGATTCTCCGGTACGCCAGTGCATACTCGTAAGAGGGTGCCGCTTGTGTTGTGTTGCCACCGGTCCGCATTGTGATAGGAAAAATCTGCCAGTCGGTATTGATGATATCTTTTGGGTTCATGTCTTGTGACATCTTCATAAACGTGACGTGCGGAATGTAACCTCCGAGGCTATACAACCCGGTCACACCATCGCGCAAGCGCACCAACCCGGGGAGCAGGGGGGTTCGCCCCGTCGTTTCGTTGGGAGTGTCGCGCAACAAACGACCATACAGTGAGTATGCGTCACTTATACCGCAGAACATGCCGTTGGAATTTAATTGGGTACCATAAACTAGACCGAAGTCCGCGGTCGCAGCCGTGTTGGCAACCCGAACATAACTCGGGCGAGGCGTCATGTTCCCAGACTGCTGATCGTTGAACGGGCGGGTGCAATAGCTTGAGTCCCACGCCTCCCATATTCCACCGGGGGCATAGATTTGGTAGTGGCCGGCAGTAACATACTCACCGCCCACCCAACTACCGTACTTACTCACGGAGCCGAACGAGATGTGGTTGTAGATGCCCGACGCAATCTCGATGACCGCGTGGACGCAAGTGCCGTCCGTAAAAAAGTAGTGGCCCACAAACGGCCCGGTGAACGCCCACGTCCCCATCTCAGTCCAGTATTGCTGGATACCAGCTATACCAATCCCGGTGGCCCCTGACGCCGGTAACGCGTAACCAGCCGGAACGCTGGAATACCCCATTGCAGCCAGAACACCGTTGTTGGATGTGTATCGACTGAAGTTCCAGTAGACGCCACCTTTGGAAATGCGCTGGATCGTTCTCGACCCCGAACCGGAAGACGATGTAACTGACCCTGCGTTAGCGAACCCGGCGTTGGTTACAGCAAAACTGACGAGTTGTGAAAGGAAGTCATCGAGCGACGATGCGACACCCGTTGCATATGCCATTGGTTACACCAGTTTGATTGCCGCAAAGGCGCGGCGGTCAGTTCGATAGACGCTCTGCACGATGAGGTACGTGTCGGCGTCAATGGTCACAGTGTCTTCGGAGGCCATACCGGCGGCGCTGGTGAAAAACACGCCATCTAGCTCTCCGTAAACATTGCCGCTGCTATAGCTTGAATGGATGACGGTTGGAAGCAGCGAGTACGAGCCATCTGCGTTCTGTTCTAGTACCAGGTCGACGTTGTAAGGCCACACGTTTGTTGTCGTGAGGTTCGCTCTACCCGAACCTTCGTAATAATTCGCAAGCGACAACCATGTACCGTCGTTGTGGCGAATAAAGGCGTTACCGTCAGACGGGTCGAAGAACCCTCCGACGTTGTGGTCAGCTTGGGAATAGCGGTGTGTAGTCGCGTCTTCGTGGGAGCCCATGACAACAACGGGATAGGGGAATTCGGTGGGGGTGGCATACGGCAGGTAGAAACCCGCGTACATCGAGGTGTATGTCGTGGACACCTTAGCGATCACGATGAAACGACGCCCGTTGGCGATAAACCAGTACGGAATCGAGTTGTTCCAAAGCGCCATACCAACGAATTCAGAAATCCCCGGCTGCCCTCCGTGCGCCAGCGAGGAGTTGTGGCTGACAAAAGCCTGCGCACCCATGCCATATCGGTCAGAAGCAGCAGCAGAACTCGCGTACACGCGAACATGAATCTGGTCCGAAGCACTCAACCCCGGTCCACGCAGCAGATGATCATTCTCACCGGTCACCACTGTGGTGGTGCTAAGCACAGTCCAGTTCTGCCCGAGCCCCACCAGCGTGGCGTCTGTCGTCAGGAAAGTGATCAGTCGCGCCAGCAGATCGGTGTAGTTGGTGGCGGTGCCGGTAGCGACAGCCATTAAATAGCCCCTTTATTGGCGCGGATAAAGTTGAGAATGGCTTCCTGCCCCTGCGCGGTGTTCATACCCTGGCTCACGAAGTCACCGGCGTCGATCGTGTTGACGACCTTCACTTGAACCGGCGAGTTGCCGCCTGCGCCGCCGTTCATGGCGTTGCGCGAATCGCGTTTCGACAACACTTCTTCGCCGCGTTGCAGGATCGCGGGAACCTCGTCGGGCCGCAACCCGACCATGCCGCCGGAGTGATAGCGTTGCGCGCCGGCGAAGATATCCGGTGACACGCGGCGCGTGCGGCCAGT